TCATTGACGACGCTGAAACGGCGCTGTTCAACGCCAAGGTTCCTCCGAGCGCCGAGAAGTTCCTGGTGGTTGATGCTTCCGGTTACTCCGCTCTGCGTCAGAATCCGCGTTTCAGCGAATACTCAAAGGCCGGCGACGCTGGTCTGAAGGCGTTGATCAATGGCAACATTGGCCGCCTGAAGGACTTCTACGTCTTCCGTTCGCAGTTCGTCAAGAAGACGGGTTCGCCGGCGACGACCTACAACCTCGCCTTCGCCAAGAACGCAATTGGCCTGGCCGTGCGTCGCCTGCCGCAGCCGTTGCCCGGCACGGGCGCCATCGCCGAATACGCCGAGCTCGGCAACTTCGGTGTTCGCGTCGTGATGAGCTACCAGCCCGACACGTTGTCGCAGCAGTTCACCGTTGACATCCTTTACGGTGCCGGCGTTCTGCGCAGCAACCACGCCGTGCAGGTTCGCAGCTAGTCAGACTTCGCCTGGAGTGATTGGGGCCGGTCTGCTCTCTCCGCAAGGGGAAGCAGCCGGCCCTTTTTCCTTCTTGTCTTAGGAAAGTGAGCAAAAACCATGGCCTTACTCAAAGATCAACCCATCAGCTGCCTGTCGGAATGGATGGCTTATGACACCAAGCTTTCCATCCTCTCCGAGCAGGAGAGCACTTCCATCGAAGCCAAATCACGCCTCGCTCAGAATGAGATCGAAACGCAGGTCACGAGCTTTTTGCTCCGCCAGAGCGGATTGGGCGACAACGCGGCACGCCAACTCCTGAACCGGGTTGTCGTGACGGAACCACTGACGCGCTGGCATTCGTTGCTGACGCTGAGTCTCTTCTATGTCGATCTCGCCGCGCTGCAGAGCAGCACATTGCATCGCGATCAGGCGCGCTATTACGAATTCCGTGCTGAATCGGCTCGTGAACAGTTGTTCGATACCGGTATCGGGATCGTCAACAACCCCGTGCCCAAGGCGCCGGTGCCGACGATGAACATTAGCAATGGCAACAACCCACATCGCTTCTTGCGTGCTCGTGCACGCTACGTCGACATTGACGGTGTTGTGGGGGCCGTGAGCGATGAATTTCTTATCGACATGACTGATGGTCAGGACTATCAGTTGTCGGTCGCCACGTTCCCGCAACGAGTCGCCGGCTGGCATCTGTTTCTCGGCGAGACAAGCGAAAAGCTGCGCCAGGCCACCGCTGTGCCGGTTGCCGCGGCGGAAGTGATTGCGATCACCAACGATATGCCGTCACCAGGTGCTCCGCTTCTCGATCGTGGCGCCCAGCAGCCGGATCGCTTCATTCGCGTCTCCAACGAGTTGTGGAGGTAGCACAATGAATCTCTCCACTAAAGCAGTGATCGCCGCGCAGGAAATGTTGTCCGGTGAAGCTGGCCTGAAGGTCAGCGTGGAACAAGTCCAGGCCGAACTCGGCCAGCTGGGCAGTGAAGCGTCATTCCGCATCGACTCTGATCATTGGGCCGCCAAGATGGTTGAGCGCATCCCGCCCAATCGCGACCCGAAGATCTCAGTCGCCCTCATCAAGCTGGCGCGTGGGCAAAAAGAGAAGCTCGCCGGCTATGCCGCCACGGCCACGATGGAGCTTGAGTTATCACTGACTCACGAACGGGCAGACAAGCTGCGCTCCTTGACAGGCATCTATCTCGATGCGCTTAGCGATGTGCTGAACCGCAACCAGGGCCTCTGGAGCAGCGGTGTTTACTTTGCCGGTGGCTTTGCCATCGAGATCGCTCCCGTATCCAAGGGTGGGCTGAATTACGTACAAAGCGCCACCGTCAAATTCGAAATCAATCTTTGGCAGGACTAGTCATGGCACTCGAATACATCTCATCGTTATCGAACCGCATCTACCTCAAGTCCGAAAACGATTCTCCCGAACTGAACAGCATGGCGGATGCCAAAGTGGCGCCCATCACCGCCTTCGCGTTGAGCAGCAATCGCAAGCAGCTCTATCGTCGCGACAAGACCGGGTATCGTTCGGACTCACCCCTAATTGGGCCGCAACGTGAACTTATCGAGTTCAAACTGGAAACCTATGGCACCGGCTGGGCCGGGGGCACCGAGAAGCCGGCCATCGCGCCGATCCTTGAAAGCGGCATGTGTCGCGGCGCCCAACTGGGCACGTTGTACACGGTGGCCTCGGCGACGGAAAGCTCCGTCACACTTGCCGCCGATGCGACGCTCACGATCGGCATGGGCCTTTGCTTCGGCACTGAGATCCGATTTGTCGCCGCAGTAACCGGGCCGCGCGACTTTACGCTCAACGCTCCTTTTACCGCCGCGCTTACGGCCGGCGCTACGCTTGAAGGTTGCGCGAATCTCTCGCTCGGCGATAGCACGCAAACCATGTCGATCCTCGACACGTGGGCGCCCGAGCAGGCCGTGCAGCGCTTCATCACAGGCGCGGTGGCCGACAAGCTCTCGATCTCGATCAACAATGACTTTCTCGAGATCGCGGCCAGGGGTTATGCACGTAACCTGTATGACTCGATTAGCGGTATCGGTGGTGAAGAGTTCGTCTTCCCCGAATCCCCCACTGGCAGTGAGCCGCTCGACAACGCTCCGATTGCCGGCCATCTCGGCCAGGTCTTCATTGGCGCGCCGGCAACGCGCGTCTGCACACTGACTCACGCCGAGATCAATATCGACAACAATATCGAGCCACGCACCGACGAGTTCGGTTGCTTTCAGACGAAAGCCTTTGTCCTGGGTCGACGCAAGGTCAAGCTCGACCTGACGGTGTTTGAACGCAACGACTCGCTCAGCCACGTGCTTTACACCAAGGCCGTCAACAACGAGCCGATCCCCGTGATGTTGCAGATGGGCACGCAGAACGGTTCGCTGTTCGCAGTCTACATGCCGGCGGTGTTGTTCCCGGTTCCGGAGTTCGACGACTCGCAGACCCGCCTGCTGTGGCAGTTCAAGAACGCCATCGCCATGGGCCTAGCCAACGACGAAGTTTTCATCGCCATGAGGTAGCTCCATGCAGTGGAACTATGAAACGGAATACGATTCCCGCAACGTGCCAGGCTACAGCTACACCATCCGCCGGATTTCTCTGGCCCGGCGGATGCGCTTCCTGGCACAGAACCATGACCTGATCCAGGAACTGCGCTTTCTGAGCGCCACCCCAGATCCCACGCACCAGGAGAAGACCGAGATCGCCCAACTCGAACTCGAACTCAGCCAGCATCTCCTCGAAGAGTGTCTTCTCAAGTTTGGCGAGACGCCGAATCTCGATCCGGTGGACGAATCCCGCATCGAGTGGCTGCTCACTGAAGCGCCTTCCGGCCTGTGCGTCGAAATTCTTGCTCACATCAGCGAAGAAATCTCCCTGAGTGAGTTGCGCCGAAAAAATTAGCAGCCGCCTTCCAATACCTCAATTCCGGGTCCCGCTGGGAGTGCGGCTCTTGCAGAAGCAAGGGGCTCGAGAGCACACGCCGCTGTGGCTTTCTCAAACATTCGCCTTCTGAGCTTCCCGTCTGGGCAGGCACGAGTGCCGTGTTTTTCCAGTGCCCGGAAAGCTCGATCGACGGCAACGCGGCCTATTGGATTGCGCTTGAAAAGTGGTGCCGTTTTATGCAGCCGGACAAGTTCCTTGAACTGCCCGCTGTCGATTGCGACGCGATCACCGCCATCCAGGCCTTCGAAAGGGTAAATCGAAATGAACAATCGTGATTCACAGAACAGCAACACGGCCATCACGGTCAGCCAGGTTCTCTCGGGCATGATCTCGCAGCTCGAGTCGTCTAATCAGTCGCTCGCCAGTCAGATCTCGAACTCGGTCAATAAAACCGCCACCGGCTCGAGCGGCTCGTCAAGCGTCGCTGGTGCCTTGCTCAACGCTGTCAATCCTGTCAGCTCTTCGCGCAGTACCAACATCCTCACCAGCCTCTTTCTCGGCCCGCTGTGGCGTGGCCTGTTCAGTCTGTTCGGTGGCGGTGGTGGTGACCAGCAAGAAGTACCGCTCACCAGGTACACCTTCCCCGCGGCCACGCAAACCGCCGTTGGCGCGACGCTGCGTGCCGATGGCGGCACGGCGAACTTGCGCACCGATGCTTTTGGCTTAAGCCAGGCCACGCCTGCCCCGCAGCAGTCGATCAACATCTCCATCCAGGCCCTAGACGCTCGCTCGATCGTCGATCGCAGCGATGACATTGCGGCCGCCCTGAAACAGGCGCTGCTCTCCAATCACGAAATCAACGACAGTCTCGGCGAGCTATAACCATGAAATTCCCCGAACTCATTAGCGGCCAACTCGCACAATACTCGGCCACCCGATCCACCCCGGCTCAACATCTCGAGCTGTTCTTTGAGGGGTACACGCGGCAGACGCATCGCATCACCTCCGTGCCCATGCGCACTTGGCGTCTCGCGTATTCAAACCTGCTGCCGGAAGAAGCCCTGCGCCTGCGCGCCTTCTTCGAGTCGCTGCCGGTGAACGGGGAGTTTGAGTTTACCGATCCCTGGACGGGAGAGGTCTTTACGACATGTCGTCTGGCCAACGACCGGCTCACGCTCACCTGTGATGCCGACAATCGCTACACGGCTCTTGTGGAGGTGGAATATGCCGAGTAACCCGCTCACCTTTCCGGCTCTTGACAACGGGATGATTGCCCAATTGCCCGTCAAGCTGCGTATCGATCGCATCACGCGCACGACGACGTTCCCTGACGGTACGCGCTTGGCCTCGCCAATTGATGCGCGGCTGTTCTACAGCTGGACGCTTCGCTTCGACAACCTGAGCGACGACGAGCTCAATCGCGTGCGCGACTTTATCTTCAGCACGCAGAATGGCGCCGATTCTTTCATCTTTCCCGACCCCACCGGCAACCTTCTGGCCGACTCTGCGAATCTCGAGAGCGGCATCTGGCTGGCGCCTCCCGGCTTGACGGTTGATCCATTCTCCGATCCCAGTCAGCCCGACGCCTTCATTCTGACGAACTCAACTCCGGCGCCGCTTGCCTTGACACAAACCGTCAGTCTCAGCGGCCCCTTCGCCACCTGCTTCAGCGTCCGCGCGCGCTGGGACGGCGGCTTCCCCTTCAGCCTTGGCCTGACCGATGGCGCCGCCTCGCGTACGCAACCGGCGGTTGCTGGAGCGTGGGCGCGTCACTCTGTGGCCCTGTTTTCAATGGGTGCGCCTGAAACGCGCACCGTCTCGATCATCGTGCCGGCCACCACGCAGATCATCGTTGCCGAACCGCAACTGGAAATTGCCGCCGCTCCCGGCGGCTACCTGAAGACCGGAGTCGAAGGCTCCATCTTTTCGCCTGCCTGGCTGGCCCAGAGCAGCTTTGACGAATCGACCAATGCGCCAGGTGCGCACTCCATCACTCTACGAATTGAAAGCTTCAGAAACTTATGAGCCTGCTCGAACTGAAAGAACAAAATGTCGTGCCCGCCACCGCATTACTGTGTGAGCTCACGCTGTCGGATGGCTCACAACGATTCTGGGCCACGGCGCGCTGTGTGGATGGCACGATCCACTACCAGGCCCGCATCCATCCCGACCAATTAAGCGTATGGCGTCTAACCGCCGACGTTACCAGTGAATCCACCGGGCAAGTCAGCGTCACCTTTGCCGATAACGATGCCGCCATTGCCCAGCTCTTTCAGACCGGCAAGCTGCTCGGCGCCCGCGTGCGCTTCTATGCGGCTGTCCTCGATGGCCGCACGGTGACTTCAAAGACCGTGCTGCTCTCCGGCCTGCTCGATACCGTCAGCGAGCTCGATGGCAAGTCCGCCCGTCTAAACGTTCTGAGCCGTCTCAGCGCCATGCGCTCGAGTTTTCCTCCCATGCGCATTCAAAAGCAGTGCTCTTGGGCGTTTCCCGCCAATGCGGAACAGCGTCTGCTGGCGGTGAGCTCTGGTGAGGATGGCCGCTATTCGCCGCTGTTCCGCTGTGGCTATTCGCCGGATCAGGTAGATGGCGTCGGCAATCTCAACGGTGGGGAGCCGTTCACCTCGTGTGATTTTTCGCGCACCAGTTGCGAAGCCCGGGGAATGTTCTCCCGTGACAGCGCCAATCGCGTTACCCAGCGCTTCAGTGGTATCGAATTTGTTCCGCCCACTTACCAGGTGCGCGGGCACGGTGAATCTTCCGGCCGCCTGTCCAACCTCGTTCAAATCGACACGCAATATAACGATGTCGTGCCCGCCGTTTACGGCATGGGTTGGTTGCAGGCGCCGGTGGTGTTCGCTCGCAATGATGGCAATCTTACGCGCTGCGAAGTGCTGCTTGGACTTGGTGAGATCGAGGGCGTTGTCA